AAGTATACCGTCTCCCATTCGCCTTGTCAACTCCTGGCTTGTAGGTGTACTATTATTTGTTATTAGTCCATCTTTTCTTGGTTGTCCTATATGTATACTTGCAAGTATAGCACGAATCTCTCTAACATGATCTTCTGAGTAATAAGATCTAATTTGAAATCCAGTTTTACCATCAATGCTAGAACCAACTGGTCTTGGAATCACTCCTCGTTTAATTAAACTTGGCATGTATTTCCTATGACGATTAATTAATTTAGCAGTCTCAGCAACAGTATAGGCTCGTTGTCTATTTTTTCTAAAGTCAGATCTTAGACATGTTTCTATTCTATCTTTGTTAATGTTATAAACTGTAACCATCCCAGTAGAACGTGAACTATGATACAACCTTACAAGATCCCCATTAAGAAACCAAACCTTTTGATTTCCTTTTATTACAGGGTCGTTATTGTACTGTTGGCTCTGGATTTTTCCTTTTGCAGTATCCATCTACCTTGCTCACTTTCTGAAGGAGGGTGAAAAAATTTTCTTTCTCCACAAGACATACAAAATATTTCTATGTGATCAACCGTAGTGTATTGTCTATCGACAAACATACGACCTTTGCATTTTTTGCAAAAAACCATTTCCCACCCTTAATATTAGTTTGGTATGCCAAGAATAATTAAATTAACTGCTAAAGATAGATCTCCAGAAGCACCGAACCTTACGATTCCCTCTACTCTAGATGTTGTAACTACCTTTAAAATAACGCTTGCGTTTTGACCAGCAGGAGTATTTCCAACGTTAACCAAAGTAGCAGTTGCTATTGGTTGATATTTAAAGTCACTTGGAAAGTCATAAGAAAATGTTTTTTCGTTTCCAGCAGATACCGTTGAGTTATTTGCAATTTCAACATATCCACCAATCATTCTAGCCTCAGAAGTTTTAACGCTTTGTTTACCCGCACTAACTGTATCTACAGTTGTATAGTTATAGGTTGCTGATGAAACCTGTGTTGACAGATCATTAATAGTATCAGCCAACTGATAGATGTATGTAACATCTAATGGTTGTCCTCGTTCTGGTAGCGGTACTTTAGCCATATATTCCTCCTACTTAATTATACCAAAGACTCTAAGCCTGAGTCAAAGATAACTAGTCCTGCTTTTACTTCTTTTATTGAAGATGCTATCTGCACCTTAACATGAACAGACGTAGTTCCTGTATTTAAAAATGAATAACTATGAACTGCTGATGTTCCATGATAAGCAAAACTTCCTGAGTCGAACTTAACAAAAACATCATAAGAGGGTCTATTTAATTCATCGCCCCAAACCGCAGTAATAATTGTTTCTGTAATTGATAAAGCGCCAGCAACTGAAGTAATTGCAGTAGCGTTTGTAACAAAAATTGGAGACCAGTGAGAAGTTCTGTTTTTATCTTCAGATATGATTCTATATCTTACTACGTATCCAGCACTTTCTGAATCAATTGGAGGCAAAGATTCTTTTTGAATAATTGCTTTTTTTACAGCCATTATGTAACCCCGACTGAAAATCTAAATTCAATATAATTACTTGTGTTTGGTGATTTAATAATTGTTTCTGCACCGTCTGTTTTAATAACTGAGTAACCAGTCATTCCGTATAAAGGATTAACGGTTGCAACATTTTCTAAACGAATAGCGTCAAGCGCTATGTAATAATTTTCTGAAGGAGCACCACCATCAATTACACAGGCATAAATCTTAACAACAGTAACTGCATTCCATGTAAAGTTAGCGCTTGTATATAATTCTTGTAATTGTTTGCTTACAACAAAATATCTGTTAGTTTCAAAGTCTTGAACTAGTTCTGGATTTCCAGATGTTCCATGGTTTATCTCTGCTTCAAACCTTGCAAACTCTCCACCTAAAGTATCTGTTTCTGCAAAATCTACAAGAATTCTAACTGTATCTGGAATTGCTAAAGAATCTCCATCTTTATTTATTAATGAAAATGCTAACTTTAATTCATCAATTGGTGAGTTTCTTGTAAAATCAACAGTTGCTCCTGTTAAATGTATGTGGTTTGATCCTGACTCAACAACAAAGTGATCTTCTGTTGGACCGCTATCTTCACTAATAGTTAGATCAGAATCGTCTCCTTGAATAAAAATTGTATTATTTAAAAATCTACATCTTTCGTATCTAGATGAACGGTTTGTTTTATAGAATATAGAGTTATCAGCATTTGTTTGAAATACAGCCTCTGCAACTGCTATAACATTATCATCTTCTGGGTCATCAAGTGGTGATGAATATGAAGGTATTGCTGTTACTGCAGATGCGGTATGGTGTTGCCAATTTTCAGCAGTAGTAAATGCAAAAACAGTTTTACTATCATATGCTCCAGCAGATGGGTTAGATCCTGCTGAGTATAAACCAATTTCTGTTATTTCATATCGTTCTTCTGTTGGTAGTTCTGCTGTAAGCACAATTTTATTAAGTCCACCCTCATTAACAAAGCCTCTTGAAGATATTGGAACTCTAAACATTTCAAAGTCTAACGCTTCTTTGGTAGAAAAATCTCCTGGTGTATCTGGTGTATCAAGGGGGGTAGGACCACAACCTACAGCAATAAATGATGCATAGGCAGGAGCCTGACCAAGCATATATTTACCTATAATGCTTTTACCTGTGTTGGTTATCATGAGACTATTTCTCCAAATTCCGCTTCATATATTGTACCACTTACCGTCACTTCCACCTCAATCTGTTCATCAATCTCTAAATTAACAGCCTCAATAATAAGGTTGCCAGTTGCAGAATCAAGATATACGTAACTATTATTAGGACCAGTTCCAGGATCAGGAACTTTATTCTCTAATTTAATTGGAAAATTAGCAAAATACTTATCTGATGTAGATTGAAGACTAACTATATTATTAGGGTTGTATTGTTGTTGAATAGATGATAAATTTTTAATTGGTTGATATGATACTTGTTGACCATTTATAATATCATTACGAGCAATATTTATTAATTCATGCCCACCAATATTTTCAAAGATTAAGTCTGTCATAACCTCAATAGGAAGTTCATCGCTATTAAACAAAACAGTATCTATTGGTGCAGTTTTAACAGGTGGTGCAGGTGGTAGTCCTGCTGCAACAGATGCTGTAGTTATGTCTGCTGGAGTTAATGGTGTTGGGTTTGTATTACCACCCCAAGATGATCCTCCATCAGTTGTAGTAGTAGTCGTAGTTGTAGTAGTGGTTGTAGATGTTGTGGTATCTGTGCTGCTTGTTGTAGAACTTGACGTAGTAGTATCAGATGTTGTTGCTGGTTGCAATGGTGATTGTGGGGTTTCAACTCTAGGAGTTGTTTTTGGTGGAGTAGACACCTTTGGTGGAATTTTTACAGTTGTTCCAGACCATATCATATTGCCACCTTGATATTTAGCCTGCTCAGTAAATTTTGGATTTGCTGCTAAGATTGCTTTAACTGTTGTATTATTTTCTTTTGCAATAGAAGATAGAGTATCTCCTCTTTCAACAGTTACTTTAATTGGTGCAGCCTTTGCTGCGCTTTGTGTTGGAATACCAGCAGCCTTGGCAGCGGCAGCGGCTCTAGTAAATCCTCCATCATCATAAGCAGCCATATTACACCTCGCTCAAATATGCAGTCATGTTTGGTCCATCATTTCCTCTTGAATACTCAATATTATATATTACAAATCTAGTTGCATCTGATGCAACAAGTTCTAGCCCAGTGGAATCTTTATAATCAATTGTAACTATGTCTCCAAGTTGTAGTGTTGGAATAGAGAATAAATTAACCCCAATAGATTTTTTAGGGTGCATAATCTTATTAATAATCCATCCCATCAATGCCTCAGCATCATCTGGTGTCTGAATGTAAATACTATCAATTGTAAAATCATTTTTACCATAAATCATTCGGCTTTGTCTTATTTCATCATATTTAGCCTTTTCGACTAGAGGAGAATATACTAACGTGTCTCCCTTAAACTCTGGGTCTGAAAGGTTGCCACGTTTTTTAAAATATTCATCAACTGTTAGTTCGTGTGTTGTATCTTGAGTAAAAGTAATACCTTGAATTCTTAAAAAGTTTCCAGTTGTTTCATCAAGACTTAAGGCTTTATCTGTAGCATTAAATATTAAAAACTCTGCTCCGTATGAATCTGCTTGGAATCCAGATGTTGTATACCCTTTAATTCTATTAAATGTTGGTGATAGTTGTGCATATAATGCTGGGTATGCACGATCATACTTTATATTAAAGTAAGCACATTCACGCATGATTGAGCCAAACTCTTCAAAATACATGTTATATTTTGGTGGTTCTTGTGCACTAATTCCAGATAGATATGTGGACTGAACAATACCACTCATAGCATATTTTCTAAATGATTCATTTGCATTAATCTTGCCTTCTGATAATGAAGAGGCTAAAGTATCTCCAACAGTAAACACACTGTTTTGTGAGTAGTTTTCTGATAAAGCATATATATTTTCAAACATACACCTTGATGAACCACGAGTAAACAAAGCCATATTGTTATAAATTGGCAGTGGATCTGTATCGTCAACAATCTTAATTAACTTATTATTAATATATAAAAAGAATCTTCTAGTTTTTCCAATGTCCTGATACTCTACAGATAAGTCATACACTGTTGGATTATCTTCTCCAGCCATTCTATATTGACCAGTAAATCTTCCATCATCTACAAGAATTTTTGAAAGACCTCCCCAAAGTTTAACTGGGATAGCATTATTATTTGCAGCATCTTTTTTAACCTTATAAAAAACTACATTGTTTATAGATTTTTCAGCCTGACCTTTTGTGTTTAACTTTAAGTATGAATTAACGTTATCTTCAGTCAATGCAATAATTTCAAAGTAGTATCCATTATTTGTTTCTGGATTAAGCAATACTGCAAGACCTCCTGAGCCGCCACCAATATTTACATTTTGATCTGGCTGACTTCCAGAAGTTTGATAATATGTTGTACTTCCTATTGGGGTCTGGGTTCTACTTGTATTATTTTCTACCTTACCAACAATTCTAACTCTTGTTCCAAAATGCTTATATGCATTGCCTAACTCTTTATAAACATAAGACACAAAGTTTAATGGAGTATCTGTGGTCTTAAAAGATGGACCATTCATAACTAATGCAGAAGATTGAATTGTTCCAGTTTCAGTACTTTTTAAATTATTTGTCTGTGTTTCAGTTAAATAATTAGTTGCCATAAAGTTTTTAATAACTCCATTACGTGTTGTTTGTCTTGCTGTAACATTATCAACTCCAGCCGCTCCAACAGTCGTTGCTGGATATGTAACATCTTCATCTAACTGTGTTGTAAACATAAGCCCAGCCTGCATATTACATCCACGAACATAGTCATTATTAGACCAATAATCATTAATTCCAGCAGTATGTGTTGTAATGGTTGTCCCGAATTGTCCACGACCATGCTCAACAACAGCCCCATTTTGTAGTCTTGTTATTCCATCAACAGTCTCATAGTAAGGTATTGAATAAATTCTAACTAAGCCCGTTGGGTATATCTTTCCATTAAATGGTATTGATGCAAAATATTTTTGATACTCTTGGTTACTACTAATCCAAACATTTCCAGTTCCAGTTACATTAAACTCAGCAGCATCATATCTAATGATTTCTCCATTTGAATATAGGTATCCATTATATCTTGTTAGCCAATAAACATTTTCTCCAAGATCTAAGACGTTGTTAGTAATAGCATGATTAACAACTGTTGGTGCTGTTGGGGGAATTAAAGAGTTTAGTGGCATGGCTCCTAATACATAACTACCCTGCTTTGATGCTATTTCATTAATAGTTTTTGTGTTTTCTGTTCCAGAAACTTCCCATAATAGCGATGGCTTATATATCCATGTTTTGTTCTGGTCAATCATACTTGACTGTTTAAGGCTGCCAGTTGATCTTTGAATATATCTGGTTGTATAGTTAATCTTTCCATCATTATAAATCTTTTTATCTTTTGATGCAATTGATAGGATATTTGGAAGATTTCCAGATGTAGCATTTTCAATTACTCCAGAATCTGTTTGATTATTTGAACCAGAAAATACAAAGTCTGTTTCTCTCTGTGCTTCTGTAGGCATTAAATAGTCTTTGCTCATAACTATAAAATTATTGTACTCATCAAAGAACATGGCGGTTTGAGTTGCAAGCGCTAGTTGATTCAAAACCTGTGCTACGTTTTGATCTGGTGCTACAAAAAAGTATGGAATGATAGGATCTGATTCTCCAGTTACACGTCTAAAGACATAATTTGTAAACCCAATATAGTCTAGCAATGTTGTTATAGCATAACTTAATGATGTCTGTGTAGTTAATAATCTTGGTGCTGGCATAGACTCTAAGAAGAAAAAGAAATCTCTTAGTTGAATAGATATAGTTCCAGCAGTAACGTCTGCTTGTGGAAAGCCTTCTGAGTATAAAGTTTTTATAGGAACGTAATAGTCAAAGCCGTCAATGTCTAGTATAACTTCATAAAAATTAAACTTAATATTTTTTCTAACATAATTTGCAACTATGCTTGATGAGTTCTGATCATTAAACGCCTGGTCATCATCAAATAATGATATCTCTCCATTAGATGCAAGTAACTGTCCAACTGGTAAAGATGTAATTCCAATATCAGAAAGGGTCTTAGTAATCTTAAAATCAATAGCCTTATCTGATATATCAACTACTAATCTAGGTGACATTTCAATTAAATCGAATGTGGAGTCAAATTTATTCATTGTATCTACAACAATACGAATACCACGCACATATTCAAATTCTCTGTATACTATTCCGCCTTCAATATTATTATTAAATGAGTCTGGGGATGTTAAGTCTGTTACAAAGTTAGTATTATTTGCTACTTCCTCTGCCCCAAGTTTCCACCCATACTCTGGACTAAATGTAGAGTATCCCCCGTTTGTCCATATATAAAATGTTCCACGGTCACCTTGATTTTCAATTACAAGGTATGCGTATCCTTCTATGCTTGCTTCTGGCAATAATGTATCTGAAGAAAGTGTTTCAGCAAAAATAAATGATGATTGATATTCTTCTGGTATTTTTAATCCATACTCAAGTTCAACATATCCATCTGTATCAATAATTGGATCTCCAGAACTACGTGTATCGGTTTCTCTAAATGAGTATGCGTCAATCCATCCATTGTCTTTTAAGTATTGAATCTTCCATCTTGATGGTGTTGTTTTGTTTGTAGTTCCAAATAATGGATCTGCTATAGGTGTTGATGATGTAGTAAAAGGACCAAGGTCAACATCTCCAACATTTGTTTGCATTTTTACAACAATACGATTTGTTGGAACATTTTCTTTATAAACTACAAATGGAACTGCATCATCTATGTAGTATAAATCATTTGATATATTTTTAGCAATACCACGTTCAACATTGTTTTCTGTTCTATATGATGTCCAATACTTAAACTCATCATATCTTGATGGCATATAATATCTTGGTCTTTGTGCCATCGAAGCACCAGAGTTTGCTAGAAACTTATTATTAAAATATAGCGGCTTATTAATTCCTGATCTTGGTCTAAATGGCTTTAAGCAATCTTCTAATGAATAAATCATCTTCATTTTATCTTTAGTGGATGTAAATAATTGAGGAACATCAGCATTTGTAAAACCACCGTCTACTACAACATCTGCATCTGTTGCTCCAGTAAAATAGTTTCCTGAGTCAAGTTGATCAAAATCATTTGGCAAAGTAAAGTATTGAGATGAAGTATCTGTTGGTCTATATCTGTAGTTTCCAAGTTTGTAAATATTATCTGGCATATTCATATTCCACTCAGCCAAGATGAGTGATTGCAACTTAACTGTTGCGGATGTTTCTAGGTGAGTCTTTAGCGCTTCATTAACAAACACTCTAGACCTCTTCCAGTGTTACCGAAATATTCCAAAGATCATGGTTAGCCCCACCACGTTTTACAACGGTATAGTTAAAATCAGCAAAGTAAACTTGCATAATTTGATTGTATTGTGCTAAATGAGTATAAGCATTATTATCTTTACCAAAATTACTATACTTATCGTATGCTAGATACATCCAGAATGGACCTTGATGGTTTTCATACCAGTCAAGTAGTTCAACTCCGCCTGCTCCACCATCTGCTGTATATTCTTGACCAGTAACATTTTTATATGGAGATGAGCCAGTTGTAGGATTAAAATCTGCTGGTAAATAAAAACCTCTAGATGGTAGATTATTCCAGGATAATGACATGGTTAGTTTATCTGCAATATGATAGGATCTCATTCTTCCATTGATAGTTCTTTGACGTTGTTCTATTCTTGTTGGTTTAAATTGAAGTTCCCCTCGATTATGGTCAGAGAGTATTAGGAACTGGTCTAGAAGGGCTTCAGCAGCCCCCTCTGGTGCGTCTGTGCCTATTTCATAGCCTGTTGGTACATAAAGTCCATCTACAAGAGTTCCTGCATTCTCAGACCAAAGGAGAGCCTGTGGTCTCTGGTATCTACGACGACCTGTTAAATATGCTGCGGTAGCCATTATTTCTGCCCTCTAATTCTCTGTGAATCAATATACTTAATCTGACTAATAACTGATCTAGCAATGTCATTAGAACTTGCATTTGATTGTGGAACTGTAATTCCAATATTATAATTATACATGGTGCTAGAACTATCTGAGACAGTTGTTGCTACTGAGGTTATCGTAGGCATTACGACAGATGAGTTGCTAGATGAATAGACTGCTGGAGTCATATCCTCAATCATTGAAGGGAATTTAGAGTTATTCATTGATGCAAGCATTGGACCAAATCTCTTGGTTGCAGCCTTATTCATTACGAACTCTCCAGGTGTAAGCATTGCGGGGACGGTATCAGATCCAACTGCACCACCCATAGCCATATATTTAGGAACCATTCCACCATAGTTCATTGACATAATTTTTCCACCATACATCTTTTTTTGTGGATTAGGATTTGTACCAGTTATATAAGTAGTTGTATAGATAGTATTAATTTTATGTGTTGTGGTAAATGTTGCATTTAATGCATTCCAAGATGCAAGAATTTCTTTTGACTTTGTTGCAGTTGCAGATGTTATATCTTTAAGGGTGCTTGCTGGAGTAACAGAATCATCGAAAAGTGGCTTAGTTTTTGTCCAGTTATCAAAGATTTCTTTTGCTGCTTTAGCAGACTCAGAAGATTCATTTTTAATTTTATCTGAAGATGATTGTGCAGCAACTAATTCAGTAGTTATGTCTCCCCATGACTTTTTTGTACGACCAAGATAATCTAGTTGTGAAATTAACTCGCCAGTCATTTCAATATAAGCATCTCTTTTTTTCGTTGTTGTCTTAAGAAGTTCTTGTGCAGGTATAAGTTCTTTGGTTTGTATATCGTATATTAAGTCTTGATTAGTACGAATCTGTGCAATTATTGGAAGTCTTAATTGTTCCTTAAAATAAATTTGATCTTGTATTGCAAGTATTTGTGCTTCAACTACTTGACGTTGTTGTTCTAATGCAAATGTTTGTTGACCTATTTGGAATTGACGTTCTTGAATTTGTGTTCTTGTCATTCCGCTAACAGATACCGTTTCAAGTTCTCCCTGACGAGCAGCATCTAATGTGCCAGATGCTCTACGTGTAGCAGCCTCTGCAGCAGCAGTTCTCATATCTTGAGCAGCAGCAGCGGCAGCAGATATATCTCCTTGGCTTAATGCATCGGCAAGTGTTAGTCTTTGTTTTTCTTGTGCAGCGATTTCAGAGTTAAGTTGTGAAATTTTAGACAATGCTTCTTCTTGAGCGTCGTACTTTTTATTTATTCCCTCTTCTGCTTTATCAATAAGTCCAAGAGTATTAGAAAGAATGTTAGATTCATCACTTAAGTTTGCAAGCGGTCTATCAAAATTAATTTCAGCAGTTCTATTTAATGTATCAACCTGTGCATTAAGATTGTCAATTACTCTACTACCATAAACAGCATTCATTTCAAGATCACGTTGAGCAGTATCAATAGTTTTTTGGTATACATCTATTGCATCATTAGCCTCTTCAATTAATGTGGTTTGTTTTTCAATTGTAGAATTATACCCCTTAAATACTGATGTTCCTTCTCTTTGTAATTCAATTAAAGCAGCCTGTTTATCAAAGTAATCATTTGCTTTTGATGCTTCTCCCTGGACTATGTCTATCCTACCTTGTGGAGTTGCTTCGCTTAGAGCAACGCCTACTCTTTCTAATTCATCAGCAGTTGTTTTGGCATCTTTAGCCATTCGCTTTAAATTTTCTGAACTAATATCTTTACTATTAATTGCTACTGCAAGTGCAGCATCTGAAACCATTTCAACTGCTTGAGCAGTAGGAACTCCAGCCGACTTCAACTTCTGTAAGGCAGCAAGTTGCGCTTTGCTAGCATCTAGACTTTCTTTCTGTGAATATTGATACTCACCAATTATTGCTTCATCATATGCTTCTTTAAGTGCTTTACCTTTACCTGTTAATATTGCAGT